CAATAAACCTAAGATGGTTATCTGCCGTAAAGAACAGTTACCAAGCACAAGAGAGTGGCGTAACGCTTGGAAGATAACTGAAGAATTAACAGTCACTGATTTAGCAGCCTAAAAGGGAGTAACCTAATGGCAACAACATACATCGTAGACAAGGACGGGAATCAGATTGATGCTTCTACAGCTACCGTTCCATCAGACCGTCACTTCCGTGGTGCGTGGTCATTAAGCGGCTCAGTCATATCAGAAGATATGGATGCAGCTAAAGCAATCTTCAAGGATAAGGTTCGTGAAGTTCGTGGACCATTGCTTGCAGAAAAAGACGTAGAACTAATGAAGGCACTAGAGGCTGGCACTAGCACAACTGCTATTGCTACTGCTAAAGATGCTCTTCGTGATGCACCAGCGGCATCCGCTATCAATGCGGCATCCGACATTGCGGCACTCAAGGCAGCTTGGGATACGTCTGTACTAGGTGATAGCCCTTACGCATAAGCGTAGGGGTCATCCCGTTATTGGAGATATATAGATGGCGTTGACTAAAGTACAAGCGGATGGTGTAAACTTAGGTGATGACTTTGCATTCACTGGTGATGTGACTGGCGTGGGCGGAACAACCCCTGCGTTTTGTGCAACAAACAGCGCACAACAAACAGCTAATTCAGGAGTGTCTACTAAAGTTCAGTTTGATACTGAGGTTTTCGACTCAGACGGAAAGTATGACACTTCAGCTTATCGTTTTACTCCTACAGTAGCTGGTAAGTATTTTATAACGGCGCAGTTAGCTAATAATAATTTATACAACCAAGCCCAGTTGCAAATTCTGATACTCAAAAATGGTTCTTCCGTAATGAACGGCGAAGTAAATGGTAATAACTCCACTTCAAACAGAAACTACACAGTCAACACATCTATAGTGCTTGATTTAGATACAGATGATTATGTTGAAATATATGGCAAACAGTCTTTAGGAAACGGTGTGCCTATTACTGAAGGCACTCGTTGTTACTTTATAGGATATAAAATAGCATGACGTATCAAAGAGCGATTCACGAATTATATAATAATGTTCACACATGCATTGGCGATGAACCTAATGTTGTGGCCTATGATATTAACGGCAATGTTGTTTCCTACGATGCTTCGGCTGTAGCCACAAAGAAAACAGAATTGAATAATGCAGACAATTTATATTGGTTGCGAGTTGAGCGTGATGCAAAGCTGGCTGAAACAGACCACTTAGCATTGTCAGACCAAACACTAACGTCAGATATGACTACCTATCGCCAAGCCCTACGAGACATCACGGACAGTGCCACATCACTAGACGATGTGACTTGGCCTACGAAACCATAAGGAAGAACGATGCCATACATAGGTAAATCCCCACAAAACGGTGTTCGTAACCGCTTCGTATATCAGGCTACCTCTGGGCAGACTAGCTTCAGTGGCAGTGATGTTGACAGCAAGGTACTAACATATCAAGACAGTCTGTACATGGACGTATTTCAGAACGGTGTCTTACTTAAACCCGGCACGGACTATACCGCAACTACAGGTACAACAGTCGTGCTGGTAACAGGTGCCTCACTTAACGATGTGGTTGAGATGGTGGCATATGATGTATTCAGCGTTGCCAACAGCTACACGCAATCAGAGAGTGACACACGCTACCCGTTCAAGGGCAACAACAGTATCATCCGTTTGAATGGGCAGACCATTACAGCAGACATTACGATTGATGCTGACGAGAACGGTGTGTCAGGTGGGCCTATCACACAGGACAATGCGACTGTCACTGTTAATGGATATTGGAGTATCGTATGACCAGCGTATTGAATGTAGATAGCATTGCGGCAAAGGATGGTACGTCACCTGTTGCGTTGACAAAGCAGAGTGCAAATAAATATTTTGTAAAATATGATGCTATAAACAATGCGGTTGATGGAAGCCTAAACAGTAGTTCTGTAACGGACAACACGACAGGTGTTCAAACATACAACTACACCAGTAACTTCACTGGTTCAGATTATGCTTCCACTGTTACTAATGTTTCTCGTAGTAGTGGAAATGATACAGCTTATTTATCTGCCTACAATGGCGGCTCTGATAACGACATGATTGCGGCTGAGTATACTTCAGCATTAATTGTTTATAGAACAAAAAATGTAAACGGTACTCAGGGCATAGACATGGACCCTATGTCTGTAATTAATGTGGGAGACCTAGCATAATGGCAAGCGTACTTAAAGTAGATGCACTGCAAGGTGTAACAGCGGCTGGTTCCATACTGGTCACTGGTGAAGGTAACTCGACTACGACTAACCTGCAGCAAGGGCTGGCGAAGGTATGGTTAAATTATATACAGCAAACTCCTGCTGTTAGAGACAGTTTTAACGTAAGCGGCGTTACCGACACTGCAACAGGAAAGTATGCACCAGCCTATACAAACAGTATGAATAGTGCATTGTATTCTGCAACCTGCAACTCTATTGGATATCATAATCACATAGAGAATGCTAGTGGCGCAAGCAGTGAGGCATCAATGACATCAGGCGACTGTGATATACAGGGTAATGACAGCGGTAATACTACAGCAGATTCTGCATTAACTTGTTTTGTAGCACATGGAGACCTAGCATAATGGCAAGCGAACTTAGAGTAAACACCCTGAAGGATGCCGCTGGGAACAACAGCATTGCTACTAGCTTTGTGGCGGGTGGTAGTGCGAAGGCTTGGGGTCTTTTTAATGGTACAGGCACAATAGCAATAAGAGACTCATTCAACGTCTCTGGCATAACAGATTTAGCTACGGGAAAGATGACTGTAACTATTGCAAGTGACATGGGGTCAGCAAACTACACAACTGCTTTACGTTCTGACTTAGATGATTCCGCTGGTGCTTCTCGCACATACAATCCAGAAGTTTATACACGAGCCGCTGGGTCATTTAACTTTGTTACTTATTCTAATAGTGCAGAGGAAGACCATGCCTACGATGAAGTGGCAGTACAAGGAGACCTAGCATAATGAGTAAAGCAGCACAACTAGCCGCACTGATTGGTTCAGGTCAGGCGCAGGGTGATAAGAACCTGATTATTAATGGTGCCATGACTGTTGACCAGAGAAACCAAACGACTACTGCAACCGGTTACACTGTAGACAGATTTCATGTTGCAAATGTTAATTTTGACGAATTGGTTATAGCTGTAACACAAGACACAGATAACCCTTCTGGCAATGGCTTTGCAAATTCTTTAAAACTTGCAGTTACAACAGCGGAAAGCGCAATTGCAGCAGATGAACTGCTATACTATAACACTAGGCTCGAAGGTCAAAACCTTCAACAGTTATGTTATGGTACATCATCTGCAAAAAGCCTTACTTTATCTTTTTGGGTTAAATCACCTTTAGCTGGAAAACACGCAGTAAATTTTTATCAGACAACACCTGCCCGTTCTAATTTACAGAGTTATACAGTTTCATCTGCAAATACATGGGAATACAAGACGATTACCATTGATGGAGATGCATCAGGTAATATAGCAAATGATAACAGTGTTGAATTATATGTATATTGGCCTTTAGCTGGCGGGTCAGATTATCACGGCACTCCCCACACTGGTTGGGGTGCTTATAGCGCAACAGACGATTTTATGTTTAGTGACCAAGTCAACCTTGCTGGACAAACAGGTAACTTTTTTATCACGGGCATCCAGCTTGAGATAGGCGATGTAGCCACGCCGTTTGAACACGAAAGTTTTGCAGAGACTTTGCAAAAGTGTCAGCGGTACTTTCAAAGATATGTTTCGGGCGCAAATTACACGGCTTTTGGTGTTGCTCAAATGGGCAGTTCAACTAATTTTAAGTGCGCTGTTGAGATGGTAACAACAATGAGAGCATCTAGCACGTTCAGCGCATCTAATACTGGCATAAATCACGGCCCACAACGTGCTGTAACCAGTTTTAATACAAGTTACATAGGCAAGGAAAGGGCTTGGATTGACGGAACTTGTGCCGCTACAGGTTTGTCTGCACAGCAATCGGCCGTTTGGAACGCTAACAATAATTCGGCGGCGTATATTCAGTTTGATGCGGAGTTATAAAAATGTATGAAAACTTAAAATATGGCGCAGACCCAGATGGCAATAATGTTTGTGTGATAGCTGATATAAATGATGTCACTAACTGTATTATACCTATTGACCCCGATAACTCAGACTACGCAGAAATCATGCGTCAGGTAGCCGCTGGCGAACTAACCATTGCAGATGCCGACTGATGAAATTTACACAGGAGCAGATGCTTGAGCCAGCATTGAAGGTAGCTATGGAATTAGATGCACACGAAAAAGAATGCGCTATGTTCCGTGACTTGGTTCATGGTAAGCTGGACAGTTTAGATAAGAGAATGTGGCGACTAGAGGCCATGATAATGTGTAGCACACTTGCTATGGTAGCTATGGTAGTTACAGTATTTATGGGAATGAAGTAATATGATGCAGTTCAAAGCGTTTAAACCACAGGCAATGCAGAAGATTGCAGGGGCAATGGGCTACACTGGTGACATGAACCAGTTCCAGAACTACATTGAACAAGACCCAATGCGTCAACAGCAGATGCAGAAATACAACAATGCCGCAATGCAGATGGCACGTGGTGGTGTAGTTAAGAAGATGGCTGAAGGTGGTGATGCAAGTACACCTGCCGATGTTACAAATATTGGGGACTCAACAACGCAGCGTATGTATAGTCCTGCTTTGCCAGTAGGAGGCGTAACACAAGCAGCTATGACACCTGTAGATGTTAGTACAGAATTACAGCAAGGTACAGGAGAACTAACAGGTTCTGTTGCTGTACCTACTGCTATGGCTACAACGTCACAATCAACTCCGCAAGCAAACACACAAGCAAATGTAATGGAAGCTACTGCTGCTGCTCCTGCTGTAGATGCAGCTATGGCGGCTACACAAGCGGCACAGGGTACTGTAGACCCACGTTCTGAAGTAGCTGCCGCACAACAAACAGCCACTAGTGTAGGAGATTTAACTGCTGCACAGGGTAACGCTACTCTTATTGATAATCCTGTACAGCGTAGCATACAAGATGGTGAATTAGTTACTGGTGTTGCGGATGCACAGACTGCTGCTACGTTCAATGAACAAATACAAGCGGCAGAAGCTACACCTTCAACACAAGCTACAGTGCAAGGTCAACTTGCTGAATTAACTAATACTTTTGATGCTGCCAATCCCCCTGCATGGGCCGCTGGTGCAATGCGTAGTGCAACACAAGCAATGGCGGCGCGGGGTTTAGGTGCAAGCAGTCTTGCTGGTCAGGCTATAGTACAAGCTACTATGGAATCTGCATTACCTATAGCACAGGCAGATGCCCAAATAGTAGCACAGTTTGAAGCTCAAAATTTATCTAATAGACAACAACGTGCTATGCTTGCCGCACAACAAAGAGCGCAGTTTATGGGCATGGAGTTTGACCAAGAGTTTCAATCTCGTGTACAAAACTCTGCACGTATTGGTGACATAGCTAACATGAACTTTACTGCTGAACAGCAAGTACAGCTAGAGAACTCTCGTGCTGTAAATACTATGAACCTAAACAACTTGTCTAACTCACAAGCAATGGTCATGGCAGAGGCTAGTGCATTAGCACAGATGGATGCACAGAACTTAAATAATCGTCAACAAACTGCTGTACAAAACGCACAAAACTTTATGCAGATGGATATGGCTAATTTATCTAATCAGCAACAAACTGATTTATTTAAAGCGCAGTCTCGCATCCAATCTCTGTTTACAGACCAAGCTGCTGCTAACGCTGCTTCTCAATTTAATGCTAACAGTCAAAATCAAGTTGACCAGTTCTTTGCTAACCTTGGGCAACAGACTTCACAGTTTAATGCTACACAGTCTAATGCACAAGCACAGTTCAATGCGGGGCAATCTAACACAGTTAATAGATTTAATGCAGAATTAAACAATCAACGTGACCAGTTCAATGCACAGAACCAGTTGGTTATTTCACAAAGTAACGCACAGTGGCGTAGGCAGATTGCTACAGCAGATACTGCTGCAGTTAATCGTGCTAATGAACTTAATGCTAGTGCTATTCTTGATATAAGTAAGGAAGCATATTCTAATTTGTGGAATTACTATTCTGATGTTATGGAATGGGCATGGACTTCTGGTGAAAATGATAAAGA